AGTCTGATGCACTTGCCCAAACCATTGAACTGACAGTTGTATAAACCTGCCCTACAAAAGTGCCATTAGCAAAATAATAATGAAAAACATTACTACCCGTGCCTGTAACATTCATCCCCATACCATAACCGCCTGGGGGAAAGTGCATATATGAAGCGTATCCACCTGAAGCAGCAACAACAGCTAATTTGGCGTTTGGGGCAGAATTGTTTACGCCTATATTACCTTCTCCCGTAATTCTCATTATTTCACTAGCGTTATTAATTCCACCTGCGAATATTATGTCTCTATAAACAGAAGTATGCGTTCTTGCTTGCATCACTAGATGACCAGCTTCCGAACTAAAATCACCTGAACCTGCTGCTGAGACAAATATTTTTGCATTTGCACCTGCATCTTCTGAAGCATCAACGTAAGTATCTCTTGAACTATTAATTTTGACTAAACCAGCTACATCTAACTTTGAATATGAAGCAGGACTACTCGTTCCAATTCCAACATTACCAGAGCTATCAATAAGCATCCTAAGAGAATTATTAGTTCCAAGAGCAAGGTTTCTTGCACCTTCTGTTTGAATATTAAGAGAATACGCACCTGCTCCAGACAATAATCCTGCACCAGCAGAGTTTGCAACTCCTATATAGTGGTTGCCACCATCACTACTAAATCTTTGGTAAAAATACGATGTGCCTGTAGAAGCAGAAAATTGACTATTTAAAGCATCTGAAGTGACAGATAGTTTACCTGAAGGACTACTCGTTCCAATTCCAACATTTCCAGAGCTATCAATAGTTGCTCTTAAAGTTCCTTCTCTTGTAGCTGCTGAACCTGTAAAAAATCTGATTGATGTGGCAGGATTTTGTTCTCCAAAGCCACCGCCAATATTTACTAGGTTTGTATCAGCAGCAGCAGAGTTGCCACCTATAAGAGTAAAGCCTTCTGTTTCTGTGCCAGAATCGTGTTGCTGTGCTGTTATTGCAGTGTATTTTGCAGCATCATCTGTTGCGATACCCAATTGTATATTACCGCCCGAAGTATTATTTCCTGCAAGTTGTGAAAAAATTTGACTTGAAACAGTTGTATTTCCTGAAGCAGTTAAAGTAGTAAAAGTACCTGCTGCTGGAGTTGTGCCACCAATGACAGAACTATCTATTACAGCTCCGTCTAGGTTCATTGCTACTGAAGTTCCACCTACCGCAAAAATACCATCTAGGGTATCTAAGTCTGCATTAAGTTTTGTTCCCCAGGTATCGGTGGATGCACCGACCTCTGGTTTAGTAAGGTTTAAATTAGTAGTAAATGTATCTGCCATAAAAAAATTCCTTTAAGCTGCGTCTTGTTTGCCTAATGTTGTCCAGTCTGAAGATGAAACAGTTTGTTCTGTCCATGTACCGCTAGGTGCAGTTTGATCTGTCCATGTCTCTGCTGGAACTATAATGTCATTCCATTTTAAACCACCAACAGCAGAAAAACCACTTGTTTGTTGAATGGTTGCTGAACCACGATCAATCTGTCTACCAATCGCCTCAAAATTTGATACTGCTGGTAAGGTTGAACTTGCACTAATGGTAAATCGACCTGTAGCAGTCATATTAGAGATTGCTGGCCCAAACACAACACCACGATCTATTTGTGTTCCTGTGGCTGTCATACCAGATGTTTCTGGTAATGTTGAAGATCCTAGTTTAATTAAGACCCCAACAGATGTCATGCTACTGGTTGAGGCTATAGTTGCAACACCCCTATCAATTTGTGTACCTACTGCACTAAATCCTGATACTTCAGCAATGGTCGCAACACCTCTGTCTATTTGTCTACCTGTTGCAGACATTCCAGATGTCTCAGCTATAGTCGCTGATCCACGATCTATTTGTCGACCTATAGCTGAACCGCCTGAAACTGCGGATATTACTGATGCACCAAGGTTTATGATGTGACCAACCGAGGAAAATCCTGAAGTTTGCGCAGACGTTCCCGCTCCAAGTTTGATAACTATTCCAGCAGAAGTAAATCCTGAAGAAGCGGGAATAGTAGAGCTACCAAATCTCTTTACAGAAGATTCAGCAGTAAAGCCTGATGTTTGGGTGGATGTGGCTACACCAAAATGATAAACGGGAGTTCCATAGTTGGACTTCCCGTATGTGTATAACCCGTAGCCTACTGAGGCCATGGTATTAAGCTAATGTGATGTCTAAATCACCAGCGTCAAATCTGAATACATCTCCTGTTGATACAGTTTTTGAAGTGGTTAAGTTTGCATATGCAAGTAAATTACCACTAGATGAAGCATCTAAAATACCAACTGCAACTACTGTTCCATAATCGGCTGTAGCTGTTGGGTATTCAATTGCTGCTGCGTTTGTCGCTGTTGTAGGGGATGTGCCTGAGACATTAAAAGTAGAGGTCTGTCTTGCATAAGCTCCACCTGTTACTTCAGTACCACCGCCAGTATCAGTAGGTGCTACTGTATACAAAGCAACGTGTTTTGTTGGTTGCGTATAAGCCACTCCGCCAAATACATGGTCAAGTACCTTGTCTTCTAAATAATCACTAAATCCAGCCATTTTTTATACTCCTAATTATTACCAAAATAATAAATATCTTTTCTGCGTTTGCCATATGTTCTTCTTCTTTGCATTAAAGAACCTTTTGCAAACTCAGCTTTTTCTTGCTCTAGTCTCATTTCTTCTAAAGCTTTCTCGAACTGTGCTGTAAATAGTGGCACTCGTTCATCTTCCATTAAATAGATAGAAGCGTGTTTTAATGATCCGTAAAGGTAAGCATCTGGATATCCTGTGGATAAAAAGTTACTCGTATTAGAATCGCTTAACGCATCTATCTTTCCGTAGTAGGTTAATTGTACTGTATAACTTCCATCTGGGGTAGGTGCAAATTCAATTGAATCATCTACCAATGCAAAGTAAATAGGTTGACCTGTGACGTTATCGTTTGATTTTCTGTATACATCCAATGATTCTATGGATTGTTGAAACAAAGGTGAAAAATCACCGCTATCAATTTGTATGTTTATAGCCTCTAACCAATCAGTTGGTACTGATATGTATTGAGAATCTAGTGTTGCAGTAGCCCTTTTAATCATGCCCTTAACCCTTAATCTGCGGTTAAATTCTGATTCTGTGCTATCAATAAATGTATCAATTACATCTGTTAAATCAGAACGATTTAAAAAATTTGCAATGTTAGATTTTAATTCTGCGTATGTCATAGTTTACCTTGCCATGTTCTAAAGACTTTATTGTCTGAGTTGTTTAACCATCTTCTCCATTGAGACATATCATTGGCCCATCCTTCTCGACACGCTCTTTGATATACCACCAATGGCACTTCTGCCACATGGCGAAGATCTTTACCTGGTTTATGTTCTGCAAGCATTTTGCAATGCTCTATTACAGGGTTTAGATCCTGAGTTGTGTGATAGATGTCTTTATCGTCTTCAGTAATAAACTCATTGGTAAAACCAGTCTTGTGATCTATAACAGTTCTTTTAGCCATGCAAGAATTTTAACACAAAAAAAAGGGATGCCGAAACATCCCTTTAAGGTTCTTAACCTAGAGCTTATGAGGTTGTTAAATCAACTACTGCTCCATGTGCTGCTTCGTTGGATACTTCTAATCCATACTCAACAACGATCATTTTAGTGACTGCATCACCGATTGTTGCAATGTCAACTGTTTTGAAATCACGCAAGTAAGATACTTTTGCCATTTCAGGATCAACCAACAGTAAAGATCTTTCTCTTGATCTGTTTGATGGAACGATTTTAAGTTCACCAAAGTCAGATGAGTAGATAGATACTGATGCTTCAACAGTATTAGCATCAACAAATTGTCTTGCTTGTGAACGACCTGTGAAACCAGAGATAACTTGTTTGTTATGTGGGCCACAAATTGCTATTGATGGTTCACCACCATTTTCAAAGCAAGATTGTAAAACATCTTTTAAAAGAGTTTCTGTTAAAGCTCTTTGAGTTCCGTCTGTTGGAGCTGTTCCGCCGCCAGTAGGAGTTGATCCTGCTGCGTTGTTTACATTAGACTTTACCCAAGATTCAAAAGCACCAGTTTTACGAGCAGTTGTCGCATCACCAGTAGTTTTTCCATTCTTTTGACAAAGAGCTTCTTCCATATCTCTTTTAAGAGCTTTAGACATGATAGCTAGTTGGTGAGCCATTTCTGATCTCTTACCAGCAGGGTCTGAAGACTCTTGTGAGCCTGATACAGTTGCATCTCTTTTTGAAATCATAGCAACATTGCTAACACGAGTAGTTGCAACAGCAGCTGATCTTGAAAGTTCAAAACCTTCTAGTTCACCTGTTGACACTGGACTCGCTAGAGCTTCTGTTTGCCAAT